AAAAAAAAGTAAGTGGTTCTTTGGACGGTTTTAATCTATAATAGGTAAATGAAATTAAAAATTAAAAATAGGAAGGATTTTATTACGAATATCCTTGGACCTATCTCGAACTTAAACGACTCAACTGTTATTAAAGTTGAGAAGGACAAGATTAGTAATATTACCGCATCGCAGGATGCAACTTTGGTATTGTATTCCGAAACTGAATGCAATACTGACGGTGAACGTAATCTTAATATACCTGATATTAAAAAGTTTGTTCGAGTGCTTGAGTGTGTTGATAGTGAAGATTTAGAATTTGATGTATCATCGAATAATATTCAACATAATAGCGAGTCTTTTAAATTTAAGTATCATTTACTTGAAGATGGTATCATGAAGATACCATCTATTAATATTAAGAAGATAAATGATCTTAAGTTTGATACAACTTTTAAAGTGAGTGAGGCAAAGCTATCCACTCTCTATAAGGGTGCATCTTTTACTACTGAGACTAATAAGCTTTATATCTATTTTGAGAATAATAAAATATATGCTGAGTTAGGTGATAGAAATCGTCATAATTCAGATAATTTTCAGACGATTATAGCTGATACGTATGAAGGTAGCTCATTATCTAAGACTATTCCTATTAATTTTGAAACGTTTAGACTTATTAACTTCAATAAGAGTAGCGATATTCAATTTGCTGTTAATGTTAACTACGGAGTATTAAAAATATCATTGACAAAAGGTAATACTAAATTGATTTATATTGTATCAGCTTTAATTAATTAATATGGCTAATACGCATAACCCGTTCCGTAAGAAAGAAAAGAAAGTTTCTAACAAAATTAGCACGGCTGGCTACTTTATTAAAAGACTTAAAGATAGTGGCTTTGTGGTATGGAAAATTTTTAATGCTTATAATACAGCCGATCCAAGACGTTGGACTATTTTAGTTGATCCAGGTCTTTCATCAGTGTTTGTTACCTGTTATAGTAATAAACACAGTATCAATGAAGTTTTATTCGAGTTAGATGATGGTGGTTCTAAATTTCAAAAAGGTTTCTTCTACAATACAGAAAGTATTGAAATTATCGTATCAGAACTAATTTCAAAAGGAATTAACAATGACATGGCAAAAAACCCTTTCGGTAAAATTAAATAAAAGTATGAGCGATAATGCACCAGATAATGGTGTAAAACCAAAGAAAATAAAACTTACAAAAAAATCAACCGCACCCTCCCCTATACCGACTTTGCAACAACAACCGCCTCAAATTCCTGATGCTGTTATTGAACAACTTATTAAAGATGCAATCAGAATTAGGGTAATTGAGCGCAAAAATAGACAGGTTGATGATGAATTAGATGCAATGGTTACTACTTGCCAGGAGTTTATGAAGAGTTTTGTTATCTTAGGTTATGGTTTAGATGGTGATCAGATACCACCCATTATTGTCTGTAGTAATCAGCAAGAAGCTGATGCAATCGGCAACTATTTACAAAAATTCTTACATCATCTTGCAAGAAACGATGGACAAATACAATGACATCCTTATAATAAGGTGTGGAAACAAAATTAATTGCAATTACTAAACCTCAAATTGAGGTGGCAAATGAAATCGCTTTAACTCCAGAAGAGTTTATCGTATATATTGCCAGAGTAAGCAATCCTTCCAATCAACTCAATACTGAGACTGGTTCTAAGCTACTTAACTATCTAGTTAAACATAAACATTGGAGCCCGTTCGAGCATATATCAATTACTTTTGAGATTAAAACATCAAGAGCAATTGCAGCACAGATCTTACGTCATAGATCATTCACTTTCCAAGAGTTTAGCCAGCGTTATGCTGAAGTAACTGAGTTAGAAGACATTGAATGGCGTAAACAAGGTAAAACTAACCGCCAAATCGGTGATGAATCTATAGTATTGGAGGACCACCTTAAGAATACAGTTTACAACCTACAAAAGCTTATAAAAAGCACGTATGACACGTTAATTGATAACGGTATTGCTAAAGAGTGTGCTCGAATGATATTACCACTCAATACTAGGACAACTATCTATATGACCGGTACGTTGCGTAGCTGGGTACACTATCTAGACCTAAGATGTGCTGCGGAAACACAGAAAGAACATAGGGATATAGCTTTATCCATTGCTTACCAGTTAAAGATACAGTTTCCTAAGACGTTTAATGCAATAGATCAGGTAAACGATGCATCCCCATATAATCGCTAATGAAAACAAAGGTAAAACTTACAATCCCATCTAAGTTTGAGGTTATTAAGAACCTTATTAGAGATCGATTTAAAAAGCAACCAGCTAACCGTGAAGTATATGCTGTAGGTACCGGTACATATGTAGGGGAGATGTTTGTTTATGTTAAAAAAGATAGTGAAAACTACTATTTTTTGAGTATACCGAAAAATATTAATAGAAGTATACCAATAGATAAGTTTGAATGGGCTATGCAGTATAAAATAGCTGAGTTTGTTCAAAAACTACCCGGTAAAGTGTATCAAATATGTACCGCGCAGTATAAACATAATGAATCTACTGTTGGAGCTAAGGAATTGACGATTAAATAGATATATGTTCATCCAACCAACAAAGATTGTATCTCCTCATACCGGTCAAGCATGTTATCCACAGATTAATACTTTTACCCAGGATGGTAAAACATATGAACAGGCTGTTTATAACGATCCAATTACTGGAGCATTTGTAAAAAGAGGTATGGTTAGCATTAAAGATGCTAAAACAGGTGAGTTACTTCAAGATATCAACAATAGTGCCATTAACTCAGTTAGAAGTGTAAGTTACAGACAGTAAGTTGATATTTTAAGGAAATAACTCATAATGATTGAGTGATTCCGATACCAGAACAATATGTTATTCAAAAATTTTACGAGTGTGTAAGCTATCCTTCTCGTAATAAGTTTAATAATACGTATAATGGTGCTTGCCCTTTTTGTAAAGAAGGTAAAAGTTTTGGTAAAAAGACTAGATTCTTTTATATACCTGAAAAAGAGTTAGCATACTGCCATAACTGCGGTTATAGTAAGAAAATATTTAACTTTCTTTTAGATTTAACCGGTAAACCGTTTACAGAAATTATAAACGATATTAAAAATGGTAATTTTAGTGAGCAACTGGTTACCCCTAAACCTACTCCAACTACTACAGTTGTATCTAAGTCGTTACCTGACGATTGTATTAATTTATCAGATAAAAATCAGTTAGAGTTCCATAAAAATAATCCAGTAGTTGGTATTTGTTTGGGGTTAATTAAGAAAAGACGTTTAGATACTGCAATTAATAGACCAATTACGTTTTATCTATCATTAACTGATAAAGTTCATAAGAATAGACTAGTACTTCCATTTTATGATACAGAAGGTGATATCATTTTTTATCAAAGTAGAACATTACTACCTGCAGATGAAAAAATGAAACCTAAATACCTGGGTAAGCCAGGTGGTACTCGTAGTTTGTATGGTATTCACAATATAGACCCTACTTTAGAACATCTTTTTATATTTGAGGGGCCTATAGATTCATACTTTGTTAAGAATGGATTGGCTGTATGTGGTATTACTGAGGATAATAACAAAGATTTTAATGAATTACAACGTCAACAAATCGTAGCACTACCAACATTTAATAAAATATGGTGTCTAGACAATCAATGGAATGATAATGCATCGTTAAAAAAGAGTTTCTTACTTGCAGATATAAACGAAAAGGTGTTTATATGGCCAGAAGAGATGAAAAAGGTCAAAGACCTTAATGAATACTGTATTTCAAAATCTATAAATAGTATAGATCCGCAGTTTATTGTTGATAACACCTTTACAGGGTTAAAAGCAAAAATTATCTTAACTAATATTAAGAATAATTTGGCTTAAGAGTACTTATACTTAGGATCGTTTGATGTAGCTAAGTAACCAACAAGTTGTTGATTTAAAGTAGCTAATTCACCTGCAACCCGAGCAATTTTCTTTGTTTCAGCACCTTTGATTTTGTCGAAAAGTGTTTGAGCCTCTGCTGAATTTAATCTACTCTGCACGGAATTGGGAGTCGGACCGTTGATAAAACTAATAAAATCTTCAATCTTAGCAGTCCAACCTTTTAATTCATCATGCATCTTCATTTGAATTGAGCTCATTGTAGCGACCACTTGGGCATCAACTGGAGGGACATCTTGAACGTCGAAATCTTCTGGTGTTGAGCCTTTATCAAGTGTTTGCACCATGGCTGCTTGATCATCTGTCATTGTATCATCACCCGGCTCATCTTTTTCGATTAAAATTTTCTTGAATCTGTTTTCGTAGACGCTCATATTATTATTATTTATTAGTTTCTCTTAAATATTTAATATGAAAAGGCGTATTTTAATGGAAGATGGTGATAACAATAGAATGCCGAATGTTAATAGGAATCAATCTGGTGTTACCGCAAATCAAAGTTCTAAAGGCGATAGCAGCCCGCAGGCAAATAATGTGGCTGCATTAATGAAGTCTAATGATAGTGATAGTAATTTTGAAGCTCCTAGTAGAATACTAGACCCTTTGGATAAAACAGGTGATATTATTGCTGATATTACTATTATAACCATGAATTTAAAGAGAAGTCTGTTGCAAATTCAAGAACTTTTAAATCAAAGTAAAAAGAACCCTAAAGTACAGAAGGTTTATATGGAAAGTGTTAATGAAATCCAAAGCAGACTTGATAATATGGATAGATTAAATGAAAAAATATCTAAAAACGTAGTTGAAATTAGTGCAATTGTAGATAATATTGTTTAATGTTTAAAAGATTAATTATATCACTCGGTATAACATCACTTATAAGTGGTTTATTTGCTTTAATTTTTATTAACCACTGGTTGTTAGTGTTTACCCTTACCTTTATTCTTCAATTAGTTATATTTTACTTTATTAATACATCTATTCAAAATAGTTTAATAGAGAAGGCTGAAAAAATTAAAATAGAACAGTTTATTGAAGCTAATAAACAAGTCGCATTCATTGAATGCCCTTGCGGTGATAAAAATAAACAAGAAGTTATTATGAGATTTGATCAAGATATTACATATACATGTAGCAAATGTGATAAAAGTATTAAAGCTATTATAGATGTCAAACCTATTCTTGTAACAGAGCCAATATATTTTAAAAAATGACCGATCTCGAAAAACTTACAACCGAAGTTTCACCCTCTTTAACAAGTATTGTTCAACTTAAACAGATTTCAACGTTTAATGAAGTTTACGCAAATATAGTTAGCCTGTTAGCATTAACTCCTGAAGAATCTTTAAAATTTAAAGACGGAATTAACATTGAAAAAAATAAAGAATCATCAATTATAAAAATTTTTCAAGAAACCTTGCACGGTATTTTAGAAAATTCTAAAAAAGATATTGCTGATAAAGATATTCAGGCAGTTTATATTCAAAATAAAAAAATCCTTAAAGATAATATTACAAACAACCTTCAAGTAATGAAGAATTTTGAAATAAAAGAAAAAGAATTAAAAATTGTTCTTTTAGGAACTATATTACAATCGTTGTATGATGGACGAGACTAATATTGAACCAGAAATTGATTATCGTAATAATATAGACTTTCTTGCAAGGTTTGCCTGCTTATATGAAGCGGTAAATATGACTTGCGATAAGGCTGAACAGCTTGGAATGAATCCAGATAAAAATACCGACTGGGTTAAACCTCTTGCGTTTCAAAAGTATATTAAAGAACGGGAACGTGATATGAAATATCAGATTAATAACTTTGTTAACGGTGTTAATATCGATGAATAAATATTAGATGGCTAGAAACACAGCTATTGATTATATAAATAGGGAAATTATTAATATTAAACACGATATTGAAGTTTTAAGTAAACTTATACGTGACGGAAATGGTAGCCCTAGCTTAATCCAACAAGTTACGACATTAAATATTGAGATGCGTAACGTTCAGGAGGAATTAAAAATAGAATTATCTGAATTGAAGGATATGATTAAGGCCGGTCGTCAAACAAATGTAGAAAGGGAAAGAAATTCCTGGCAGTTTAAAACAGCAATTGTAGTAGTTGTAGTATCTAGTTTAACATCTATCTTTTTAAATATGCAAAACGGTGATAGACGTAAACAAGACCAAGCTATTGTTGAAATGGCCCAAAAGATCGATATGTTGTCCGTACAAGTAGCAAAAAAATGAAATATATTCCAGGTTTTGCATTTTATGTGGTAAAGCCTAAGTTATCAGGCTCAGTTAAAAATTATTTTACTACCGGCCAAATGTATAGCATATATAATATTATACTTAAAGATAATAAAGTAAAGTATATTATAACTGACGGTAATAAAACGTTCGAATTAACGTTTAATAATAATACCGAAGCAGAAAGTATGGTAGATTACCTTACAACTCAATAACCACCATAAACGCTGGTGTTATTATTTTTAGGCATATCAAATACAACCTTTTCACTTACCTGATCAATCGAAACTAACGGGTATTGTTCTTGATATTTTTTATCTTCTGAAGGGTCTTGTCTACCACCGGATAAAATACCGTTACGAGCATTGTCGTAAACTTGTTGACTACCCTTTTCAGCAGATAAGCCGGGTTCAAAGCTGTAGTCATAACGTTTAGCTTTTATAATCCAAACATAATGGCCACCGAGTTGATTTGTTCTTGAAATATCTTGGTCTAAAACTTCAGTAATCTCAAACATCTTACCGTTTCTGTTACCCGGTCTACCTCTACCGTATTCAGTCATCTGAAATACGTCACCTGCTTTTGGTTGTATTTCATTAAATTGTGTTTCAAAACCTTTCGGGTCTTCTGTTCTTAAATCAAAACCATTTTCAGTATCAATTTTTTCTTCATTATTTTTCGTTGAAAGCTCTGTGGTAATTAACTCAACACCCAAACCATCCATTGCATCCTGGAATGAAGAAAGGTGAATATAACAAGTTAATTCATCATCAGATTGAAACCCAAATTTGCTCAATACATTTGCATTTTCAGCTAAGTCAACTGCAAGTATTAAAGGTACACCTTCAGAAAATCTTCTAGTCGGATCTTCACCGTATAAATTATCAGCCTTTAATACATCATACAAGTTAACAAAATATGTAATTTTTGTACCGTAGGTATTAATTTGCTCCCTCCAATAATTGCTCATTAGATATTGTTCGTTATCAGTTACATCTTTGTCAGTGTATCTGAAACAAAATATATCGTTATCTACAACCCCAGGAAAGCAATTATCTTTATAATTAGGCATGTAAGTCTTTCTGTATAACCCAAGCATTACCATTATGATAGAGTTTGATACCCATTTTACCACCTAAAGTATATTCTTGACCTTGAACAGGAGCAGCTCCTTTTAAAAACGTAGTTGTGATATATTGTAAGTCTTTACCATCACAATCAAATTTACTTGCCTTGCCTTGTTTTATCATTTCTATCTTTTGATTTTTACTATTATCGGTTTTATACCTAGCCGCTACTATATTTTGATGCTTACGATTAGTATTAGCACCGGGTATAGGTCCACGGTGTCTTCTTTTTGTACCGTTTATACTTAAATCAGGTTTAACAAAATAGTCTTTAAAGGTCACAATATTATTTAAGCAAAAAAAAGCCTGCATTACTGCAGGCTTAATTTTAATCTATTTTGGTAATACTTCTTATACTCCGAAAAACTCTTGATTATTACCCTTAATCTTGCTATGTGGTTTATTTGCACTATGTTTTGTTAAACCTAAGCCAGCTGAATCTGCTAAGTCTTTACCTTTACCGTCAACTTCTGACGTTACTTTACCATCAGCTTTACCTGATTTTGCAAGTTTAGATGTCTTATCACCGACTTTTATTGAGCTATGCTTTTGTAAATGTGCGCCTGCTGAATCTGGAACTTCTTTCATCTCTGTTGCTTCTTTCATTTCTTCGTCATCATCGGCATGTTCTTCTGCATCTTCTTCTGTATATCCTTCTGCATCTTCATCACCACCGATTTCAAAACTTTCATCGCCATCAGCTTCGGATTCTGTATCAGACCCTTCAATCTGCGCTAAAATTGCTTTCAAGCATTCAACTTGATCTGCTGTTAATGTTACTTTGTGGCCTTCATCTGTGTCGCCGTTACTAGCATCATCCATACCTTCTGATTTTGCATCAGCACCAACGCCAAGAGCGTTAAGATCTGCTGCATCGTTACCATCCATAACTTCTTCAAACAATTTATCGAAAATAGATTTCATATAATTATTTATCTTAGCGTTCGATGTTTTTTCAATATTTTTATCGAATTTTTCGCCAAACGTTAATCCTGCTAAGATAGGATTGTTTTTATGTTTGGGGTTTTTGATATCAACTATATTAGTATTGACACCCTCAGCAGCACTAGGACCTGAGGTATCTTTATTAGCTATTTGTTGTGCTTTTTTGATATCGTTACGGTCTACAGCACCTGGACCTTCTTTCTTACCAAATTTAGTAGCTTTTTGAGCTGGAGCTTTTTCATTTAAAACTGTCTTAGAGTATATATCCCATATATCCACTAGGTTCTTAGAAGTTGACATGTAAATATTTATATCGCTCATGCTTAAAAACAAACAAACGTATTTAAATAACCCAAATTTACCAACTATTGATGCTGAGTTTGAATATACCCCTGAGATGGTTAGAGATCTAGAAAAATGTACAAAAAATATATTACACTTTGCGGAAAGCTTCTTCCATATCGTTACTCTTGATGATGGTAAGAAGACAATTGAGTTACATTTATGTCAAAAACGCGTTCTAAGAAGAATGCGTGATAATAGATTTTTTATCTTATTAGCTAGTCGACAGATCGGTAAAACAACTCTAATGACAGTTTATGCATTATGGGTTGCTTGTTTTCAAAAAGATCAAAGTATACTTGTTGTAGCTAATAAAGAAGGGACTGCTATCGAAATATTCAGACGCATTAGATTAGCTTACGAAGAACTACCAAATTGGCTTAAACCAGGTGTAAAAGAGTATGGTAAAACATCTATGGTATTAGCTAATGGTACTAGAATAGGTATATCTACTACAACCGGTACCGCTGCTAGAGGTCAATCTATCAACGTTCTTATATTAGATGAGTTAGCGTTTATTGAACCGCATTTAGTTGAAGAATTTTGGAAATCAGTATATCCAATCGTATCTTCATCTAAGAAGTCTAAAATCTTCATTGCATCTACTGCAAATGGCACTGGAAATTTATTTCATACTTTATATACCGGTGCTAATATGGGTAGGAATGGTTGGGCTTGTGATAAAATTTTATGGAATGAAATTCCAGGTAGAGATGAAAAATGGAAAGATGAGACTATAGCTACAATGGGTAGTTTAGATGCTTTTAATCAAGAGTTTAATTGTGAATTTTTAGATTCAGGGGAAAGCGCTGTTAATGAAGAGTTATATGATAGATTAAAGGTTAATGTCAATGATCCAAAATATATTATGGAAGATGGACATTATCATATCTTTGAAGAGCCAAAAGACGATACTATATATGTAGTAGGGGTTGATGTTAGTGAAGGTGTAGATAAAGACGCATCGGTAATTCAAGTTTTAAAGATTTCTGATCTAACTAATATAGAGCAAGTTGCCATATATCATAATACTGGTATATCACCTTACCATTTTACAGAAAAACTTTTTGAAATTTTAATACAGTGGGGACAACCTTTAGTAGCTGTAGAGAGAAATAACTGCGGGGCTCAAGTAGTAGATAATTTAAGATCTATTCACAACTATGATAATATAGTATCGTGGGGCGCAGCAGCAGCAGGCCGTTCTAAAGCTCAGTTAGGTATTGTTAACCATACCAATACTAAGTATACCGGGGTTACTAATATGAGATATTGGGTTAATCAGCTTGAAGTAGTAAAGATTAGAGATTTAGGAACATTAAAAGAAATGAAAGACTTTGTTAGAAGTAGTAATGGTCATTGGTCAGCTAAAAAAGGTGCTGGTTATCATGATGATAGAGTAATGTCGCTAGTTTGGGCTCTAGTTATATTAGATGAATCATTAGTATCTAAACATTTTGAAGTCATTAAATTAGATAATAATAATAGACCACTAATTTTAAAGCAATTAGACTTCGGCATTAAATACTATACATCACCAGGTTCAATGTACAATCAAAAAGAAGGCAATTCAGCCATGCCTTCTTTTTTCGGCAATGTTGAACAGGGTGGTGAAGATATGGAATACCTAAAACAACAAGGTTTTAAACAACTTATATGATAGATCCCTATACAAAACCAGACCCAATACTTCAATCACAACTTAATAAGAGTAGAGTTGATAAATTTTTATTAGTTTTAAACCTACCCCCCATTTTACGCAAATTAGATATGACTGGTTTGAGAAATAATGATTATCTTCAAAGAGATGCGTTACAATTTTCAGTGTATGGAACTTTAATACCAACAGTTGAAGTAAGAGAGCAAATAGCTGAGTATGGTGGTCAATCATATAAAGTATCATCCCATAGTAGAGACCCATACCCGAATATTATAGTTAACTTTACTGTAGATAATAGATTTAATAACTATTGGGTATTATATAAGTGGCTTGCACTATTAAATGATCCTGAATATTCATTATATGATAGTAAAGAAACACTATCGACTAAAAAACTAGCACCGTCTGAATATCAAACTGATTTTACCGTATATGCTAAAGACGAATTCGATCAAAATATTGTTAAATTTACATATACAAAAGCGTTTCCAGTTAGTTTAGGAGATATTACATATAACTATAGGGAAGAAAATGAAATCGAGACAACTTTTGAGTTTGCCTTTTCTCAATTCTCTGTTGATTTAGTATAATCTTTGCCCGCGAATCCATAAATAATTATATATGGCTCGCACAATTGAATCTCCCGGCGTACAAATTTCAGAAGTAGATCTTAGTCTAAGACCAGTTCTTCCAGCAGGAACAAATGTATTAGTTACTGGTTTTGCACCACAAGGCCCTACAGATGAAATTCTTCAAGTAACAAGCTTAAGTGAATTTCAACAAGTTTTCGGCGTTCCGCAAACCCCAGCAGAAAGATATTTTTATCACACTGCAGCTCCTCTATTTAATACCGCTGCTACAGTCAATGTTTATAGATTACCATACGGTGCAAGTACCGGCACCGGTTTCGGTGCATATTTCGGCGCATTAGTTTATCCTTGCTCAGCAGTAAGTATCGACTCACCAAATTTCGGTAATGGTTTATCTACATTTAATGCTCAATCAGCTAACGTAATGTACTTTATCGGCAAGCCGATCCACTTTGAATTAACAGAGAATCAATACAACGACGTTCAACGCGGCAATTTTACATGGAGTAATGTTGGTAGTAACTCGATTACAACAGCAGCTGACTTCGGCAATGCTGGTTTCATTGTATTAAACAAAGGTCAAACAACTATCAATCAATTATTTGAAGGTTACTATATTGGTGCGATGGATAATGCTAATTTAAATCCAGCTACAAACTTTGACGGTATTTTAAACGTTCAATCAGTTTCACAATCTGCAGTAAGTACATCAAACTATACAGCAGTTCCAACAACAAGATTAAATTTTAGTCTTTCATCATTATCTGATAACCAACCAAGTAATGTAGTTACCTTTGGTAATGTTGGTACAAGCGTTTCGCAGGTAATGGAAGATGCAAGTCCATTTACAATTGCAACAAGCCAATACGACGATACTTTAACAGTAGGTTTATTCAAATTAAGACAATCAGTATTCTCACCAGATTCAATTAAACTTGATTACGTATTCAGTGAAAAATATATCGGCTCTCTTGACTATTGGAGAGAAATTAACTCACAAAACGGTGGTCAACCAGTAAGTTACTTCTTAGAAACAAGAGAAGATACTTCACCAAACATCCAATTACTTGTTAACCCATACATTTCAAATAAAAACGGTAAGAGTTGGTTAGACACTAACGGTTTCCCGACAAAGAAAGTAAGAACAGTAACCCAAAACTTTGCAAATGCAAGTAAGATCCTTTCTAACTTTGTAGCAACTTCTGCAGCTTACGGTGCAACATCATATACTCAAATTACACAATTAACTGGTAGTATGATTGCAGCATATAATGCTTTAGGAGCTGCTGACTCAATGTTTGCAGTAGGTTCTTATGCAGATGGTAACTTACAAAATAAAGATATTGGTTCAATTCCAACAAAATTAGATAGAATGTTTAGTATTGCTGAAAATACAGAATTATATAATATCGATCTAACACTTGACGGTGGTTTAACAACAATTCACGCAGTCCAACAATATCAAGGTGGTAGTTATTTTAACGACGCGGTAAATATTGATCTTTCAGGCTTAGCAGTAACAAATCCAGAAAATGTTTCAGGTATTGCGGTAACATTCAAAGATAATTACGTAACAATCTTTAATAGGTTCCAAGACTTTGCAGGTCTAAAGAGAAAAGACCATATGTTTATTGGTGACTTACCAAGACATATTTTCGTTCAAGGAACGAACTTTAAAGTCCTTGACGATTCAACAAAGAATTTCTCATTGAATATGTACAGCCCAATTAGAAATGTAACAGCTAGTCTCAACTCTAGTTACTCTACAATCTATGGCAATTGGGTAAAGGTATTTGATAATACCTTAGATGACTTCTGCTGGGTACCATTCTCTGGTTTTGCAGCTGCAGCAATGGCAAATACAGATACAAACTTCCAGCCATGGTTTGCACCAGCAGGCTTTACAAGAGGTATTATTAGCGGTGTTTCAGATATTGCAATTTATCCAAAACAAAAGCAAAGAGATCAACTTTATAAGATTTCTATTAACCCGGTAACGTTCTTCCCGAATGAAGGTTTTGTAATGTATGGCCAAAAGACAATGTTAAAGAAGCCAAGTGCATTTGATAGAATTAATGTAAGAAGACTCTTCTTAAATCTCGAAAAAGCTACTGAGTCAACTTCAAAGTTCTTCGTATTCGAGCCAAACACACTCTTAACTAGAACAAGAGTCGTTAATACCTTAAGACCAATCTTTGAAAACGCAAAGAACACTGAAGGGTTATATGATTACTTAATTGTTTGCGATGAACGTAATAATACACCAGATATTATCGATCAAAACGAGTTAGTAGTAGATATCTATTTGAAACCAGTAAGAACTGCAGAGTTTATATTAGTAAACTTCTACGCAACCCGTACCAGTACTAACTTTAACGAGCTAGTCGGTTAATATTCAATATTATATAACAAGAGCGTAATCTTAGTGATTACGCTCTTTTTTTGTATAAATATATACATGAGCATTCAACCAGGTCAAACAGTGTTTTATACTAGTAAGTTTAGCAATCAAGAAAGATCAGGTGTTATTAAAGAAGCAACCTCAATTGGTTACCTAATTAACAATACTTGGTTTGCTAAAGAAGATATTACTATTAAAAACGTTCTACTCGACAGTAAAAGTAATCAAAGTCCCGGTCAATTGATACTGGGATAATAAATAATAATATGGCCGACGTAAAACAGACAATCCAAGACTTCTATACACAAGCACAAGCTAAAGATTTTGCACGCAACAATCTGTTTAGAGTCATCAATATTAATTTCGGGGATGGCAGCACCACAGTTATAGGTGAAAACGATTTAGTATATGCTAGAACAGCATCACTACCAGCTAAGACAATTACAAACGTACCTGTTCCTTATATGGGTCTTAATTTTAACGTGCCAGGTGTTGCAACTTACCCAGACAGTGAAAATTATGTTATTAACTTCTATGCTGATGAAGCTCAAAAGTTAAGAGAGAAATTTTTAAATGTTGTAAATGATACTTTCAATGATGCAAGTAGTACAGGTAACTATTTTACACCAAAGCAAACAGCTGTTGTTGACCTTGTTCAATTAAACAAACAATTAAATAAAATTGCGCAATATCAATTAGTCGGTGTTAGTATTAGAAGTGTTGCACCATTACAATATGATATTACAACAACCGGTGAAATTCAAAACTTCGACGTAACCTTAGCATACCACTACTGGCGTAAAACAAGCTAATAATTAGCTATAACAATTTATACCGCACTTCGGTGCGGTATTTTTTTGTATAAATATATAAATGCCAGGTATTTTAAATGCAGCAACAAATGCAGCAGCAGGTTTAGCAACCTTCCAAAGCTTAGGTAGTAACTTATCTTTAGCTCAAACCAATGCTACGCTATTAGGAGCTAATATCCCCGGTATACCACTAATAAGTTTTAGAGATTATTTTCTCACTTCAATGGAGTCTTGGGTATCTACTATACCTTTACGCACTCAATTTATAGCTTTATTTGAAAGATTCCCGGTTGGTATTAATACTAATATATTAAGAGGTTTGGAAGGTACTGATTACCCTGATATTAATAATGCAAAAACTGCTTTAGCTTCTTATCCATTACAAAATGTAGTTGGTTGTATGTTTTTACAAGGAGCTGATATACCAACTGAAACATTAGCTGCAACTTCTGCTCCAATTGACCATGGTAGAGGTTTCTTACAAGGTAGTATCCTTGATAATAGAGATCCGTTTTCAAATAACAATCTCACCCTACAGTTTAGAGAAACTAATACATCATTTACCGATTTTATAATTAGACCTTGGTTAATATTAGCTGCGCATAATGGATACGTTGCAAGAAATATGAACGATTCATCTGAAGCATTAAAAAATCCAAAAACAAATATCATACTTGTTCAATATTCTAGATCATATCAAAACATTTCCCAGATACCTAGAAAAGTTTGGAAGTTTTACGATTGTGTTCCGTTAGGATTGAGCACTCGTAACTTAACATATGATACTGAATCGATGGAGCAATATTCAGTTCCGTTTCTATATGATAGATACACGGTTGAAAATAATTTATACATACCACTACCAGACCTAATTAGTAAAATTGGTCGCGGCAATATACCACGTATATCACCGTTCCAGAGATGAAATATAATTTTACATATAGAATAGAGATTTTAGGTAAGGATTACGAAGTACAAGAAATATCATTTTTCGATTTCCGTAATTTTGTTAAGTGCAATGTCGATCCAGATATAAAGTACACTGCTGGTCATTTAAACAAGCTTCTAGATTCAATTTTAGTTAACCCAAACCAGCATGTCAATATATTACATAAGTTTTTGATTTTAATTAAAGCTAGATCTTTAATTTTAGGTGAAAATTTAGCATTTGAAGTTGATGATGCTCAAATAGTATATCCAGTTAGTCATATTTTTGATATTCTTAATAGACCGTATGATATGGTAGACTATGAAGTTGACGGGGTGGTGTACACTTTTGATTTACCCACCACTTTATACCCAGAAACGGAACTGTTTGCAAAAATATGTGATTGTTTATATAGTATAAACGGGAATATACTTACCCCGGAAATGAAAAAAAACATAATAGACAGCTTACCTGGTCTACCTGTTACAGATATAAACGATACCATACAACATCACTTTGATAAAACTAAATATAACCTTAATAATATTGATTTTGTTCTTGCGCCGCTTGATGCTTCATTTATAACTTTCTTAAAAACAATATTCATGTGTAATTTAAAAAGTATGTATGATTTAGAGTACATGTTAAGAAGAAATCTTAATATAAACTCAGCAGATTTCTGTACTTTATCATATCCAGAATGTAATATTATGTTGAGAAACTTTAACGAAGAGATGGAGCAGGCTGAAAAGAAGATGAATCCGGTTGAGTCACCTGGTTAACTCTATAATTAACTTTATGAATGATTTTAATGATATAATGGCTGAACTTAAGAAGGTTAACAATAAGATTCAAGTATATATCCCATCACAAAACAAAGATGTGGAGTTTAGCCCCATTACTCTTTCACAGCAAAAGCTTATTATTGATAAGGTTATGACCTCAAATTTTGGTATAATTGATCTGTTTAACGGTTTATACAATGTTATCAAGACATCTACTACCTTTAATACAGATAATCTAAACACTATTGATAGAATTAATATCATTTTAGCATTTAGAAAGCATATTGCACCGGTTTATCAGGATGTACCATTAGATAAATTATTAGAAAAAAATAGAACTCTATCCTTACCACCTCTTACAAAGACATTTACAACTGATAAGTTTACATTCGAATTACATGCACCTAACTTAACTATTGATTACAAGTATAATAATTACATTATAACAACCTATAAAGACGAGAAACAGATTGTAGGTAAGATGCTCGTTAATGAAATCTGTAAATTTATTAAACAAATCACTATTAATGAGTCAAATCAAGTTATGGAGCTTGAATCTCTTGCTATTAAAAACAAGTTTACTGTTATCGAGTCATTAAACATGAACGCTTTACCAGAAGTTATGGATTATATCAATGTAATCCGTGACACCGAAGTGCTTTTAACTAAGTTTGAGGACAAGCAAATAGAAATTGGTCCTGAAGTATTCATGTTATGATAAATATTTAAATGGATGATAACAATATTTCTAAAGCATTAAGTGCTTTTACAAAGGTAAATGGAACTATTGTCAAAAGACTAGATAGAATAGAAAGAACCCAAGCAAAACAAAGTAATAAACAAGAGAAACAGGTAGCTCCTGAAGAGGTGGTTAAAGAATCCGAACCAATAGAGATTGAAGGTTTCAGTAATAAGGCTGGTAAACAGCTTGGTAAGATTTTAAGTATAAACGCTGATTTTATGAAGAAGCAACAAGAGGCTTCTATAAAAAAGTCACCTTTTCTTAGTAATATTGGATCATTTGCTAAGGGGATTATGGGAGACTTACTTGGCTCTCTTGCAAAAGGCTTTGGTTACTCTTTACTTGCAGGTCTTGCTATTGATATAGCAAAGAAAATTTTAAAAACACCTTTTGGTCAAGATATAGCAGTAGATAAATCTAAAACAAAAGCTGCTACAATAGCTTTAGATAAATCACTTGGTGCTGCTTCAAAAGTAGTTACTGGTCTCTCAAGATATGCTACTACTGCTGAAAAAGTTGTAGCTGAAGCCGCTTCAAAAGCTGCAGCATCAACTGCAAAAGCAGTATCTGGGGTGGCTACAAAAATGACCCCACCGAAAAAAACCGGCAAAATGCTTCACTTAGAAAATCAAATAGCAACAAAAAACCGTATGGCAACTCAAGCCCGTGGTCTTGCTGCCCTTGGTGGTCCAGTTAATCAAAAAGCACTTTACGCTGAAGCAAGAATTCAAGAAAAATTAGCTAAGGTAAAAAGTGCGGAATTAAGAAATCTTCAAGAATCAGCAAGTAAAGCTACTTCTGCCGGAGCAATAAAATCGGAAGTACAAGCAGGGGAAAAAGGTTTAGCTAAACCAGGGTTTTTTAGTCAAATAAAAAACTTTGCCTCAAAAGCGGTAAAAGGGGTTGGTAAATTTGGTACAGAAACTCTTGCTAAAGCATCAGGTCCGTTAAGAATGATTACAAAAATTCTTGAATCAGGTCCGATGAAATTTTTAACTAGGGTATTAAGAGTGCCTGGTATAACAGATGCAATTTTCGGTGCTGTAGAAATAAACAAAGCTATAAGTAGTTACGAAAAAGGTGATATTAGTAAAGCTGCTTTACATAAAATGTTAGCAGCAGCTGGCGCCGGTACTTTAGGTAGCTTTGGTGGTGGTGCTTTACTAGGTACAATTGGTGCTGGTCTTGGTTTAGCAGGTGGTCCAGTTTCTATATTAACTGGTATAGCTGGTACCGCTGTAGGGTCATATGCTGGTGATAAATTTAGTAGAATGATAATGAAACATCTACCAGAAGGTTTACAAGATGAATTTGGTGAGAAGATTGCAGGTGCTATGATAGATACTCCATTGTTGTTTAACAAATTTAAAGAAAAATATGCTCAAGACGATAAACCAGATCAGGAAATAGATGATGGTATTGTTTCTAAAGGCAAAACTACAGCTATTAATGCGAATGATACCGTATATGCAATGAAATCAGACGGTCCTCTTGATAGATATTTTAATAATAACTTAAAAGTTGCAAAAGAAAATATGAGCGTATTGGAGCAATATTCAAGCAACTCAACCACACTCTTAACCAGACAGTTAGAGGTATTGGTTACTAATAATAAACTATTAAGAGAAGTTGCAGATAGAATGTCTGTAAGACCTAACAACTCAGTCAATATAAACGGTCAAAGTATTGATAGTGCTGGTGTAACCACACTTAGAGATGTGCAAGGTGCATGGGCCTAATTAAATATAAACATGGGCTATATCAGAAATTGGACTCTAAAGGACGATCTTAA